AATATTACGGAAGAAGATGTTGAGGTAGAGGGCGGTTATCCGTTTCCAAGAAAGCGATTAGCTGAAATACAAGATGATCTTGTAGCACAAGGCGCATTAGGGGTCGGTTGGGTCATTAGCTTTCCGCAGAAGGATCGCCTTGGTGGCGATGTGGAGTTTGCCAAGAGCCTAGCGTCTGCGCCTAGTGTGGTCGCAACTTTTGAAAACGATAACGGCACTTATCCAATGACCACAGGTACAGTTATTTTGGGCAAGGATCATGGTGGGTTTAAGGCTAAAGGTGTGGTACAAAATATCCCCTTACTTCGTGAATCGGCTTATGAAGGCATTGCAGTTGCACCAACCGAGGTTGACCAACTGGTAAGGCGTATGCCATTATTACTAAGAACCCCTGACGGATGGGTTTCTGCCTACGGCACAGAGGTTCTAAAAGTTTTAACTGGTGCAGACACCTACCTAATAAAAACTTCAGAAGCAGGTATACAAGAGATTAGAGTTAAGGGACTGCCGCCAGTTAAGACCGATACCTTGGGCAGAAAATGGATCAGTTGGGTCAATACACCTGAATTTTCTTTAACAGAGATTAAAAGCACAGAGCTTATTAAAAATCGTTTTGTGTTTGTCGGTGTCACAGCAAAAGGAGTTATGCCTCAAGTGGCTACTCCGGCCGGTTTATTGGAACCCCATAAAATACAAACAGCGTTGTCCGAAAGCATTTTAATAGAAGACAGTCCGTTAATCCCTGATTATGCGTTGCTTGTTGAGTTAGGGATATATCTAGCGACAACGGTTCTGGTTTGGTTTTTCTTAAACTTTTTTGGTGTCACATGGGGGCTGTTCTTCTTTTTAATGTTAAATGGCGCTGTTGCTTATTCAGGCTATTATTTAATTCAGTCCAATTTGTTAATTGATGTTACCTGGTCATTAATCTCTGGCTTTATTACAGGTTCTATTGCGTTTTATTTGAATTTTAGAGAGCAGTACAGGCTCAGACAAGAAATTAAAAAGCAGTTTGAACACTACCTTGATCCCAGACAAGTTAAAAAACTACAAGACAACCCGGAACTGCTTAAATTGGGCGGCGAAAAAAGATACGCGACCTATTTGTTTACCGATGTTAGAGGGTTTACCTCTATGTCTGAATCGCTACCGCCAGAAGATGTAACCTATATTATGAACCGAGCGTTGACGGCACAACAACTATCGGTGCAGAAATACGAAGGCATGGTGGATAAATACATAGGGGACGCAATGATGGCAATATTCAATGCGCCTTTGGATCAACCGGCCCATGAAAACCTGGCCATTGATTGTGCATTAGACATTATGAAGAACATGGAAGAGCTAAATAAAGAGCTTAAAGGTAAAGGGTTGCCACCAGTAGCCATAGGCATTGGCATTAATTCTGGCGAGGCGGTAATTGGTAATATGGGCAGCGACAGTCGGTTTGACTATACGGCGATTGGCGATGCGGTTAACACAGCAGCACGGCTTGAATCGGCAACCAAAGAGGTGGGTGTGGATTTGCTCATAGGCAAAAATACTGCTCAATTTACAAAATTTAAGTTAAACTTAATAACAACCATTAACGTTAAGGGCAAGGCTGATGCCTTGGATGTGTATACGGTATAAGATGAAATCATTAAAAAAAAATACAAAATATAAAAAAGCAAAAAAAATGAATGCAGGAGGCTTAGTAAAATCTGGAATTGCAAGAGCTTGTGGTAAAGTTATGAATGACAGAAGAAAAGTTACTAAATATTATTAAAAAAGATAGGTGAATTATGAGTGATGAACATTATCCTAGCGGTAGGTTTGGCGGCGACATGGATCGAAATGAGGTTGAAATGGACCTTAACAAGTTCATGGCCATGGTACAAGAAATCGGTGCACTTAAAGACAAGATTAGGGAATTAGAAGACGTTAAGAACAATAACCCTTATCAAAAAATTATCTTTGTGGCTCAAGCTGTTGATAGCTGGAGAATATTTCCAAGGGTGTTTTTATCGGTGTATGTTTATTTACTCTATTACACAACCTTCTGGTTTATGGATTTACCGGAACCCAGCTTTGAACAATCGGGTTTAATCTCTATTGTTGTAGGTGCAGGTGCCGCTTGGTTTGGACTTTATGCTGGAACATCAGGTAGTTCAAAAAGTTTTAAGGGTGAAAAAGAATAAATGACCGCTAAGAAAAGAGATTATGCTTCCGAATATAAAAATTATCATTCAAGACCAGAGCAGAAATTAAACAGAGCGGCGAGAAACAAAAGCAGAAACGAATTAAAGAAACAAGGAAAGGTGAGAAAAGGAGACGGCATGGATGTTCATCATGCAGATGGAAACCCTCGCAATAGTAATAAAAGTAATTTAAGGATTGTTCCTAAAAGAAAAAATAGATCATTTAGTAGAAAAAAAGGAGGCTAGTATGGCTATCGGGTTAAGCAGTTGGTTTAAAAAAACCTTTCTCGGTTACGAAGAAAAACAGTTCGTGCCAGAGATGAAGAAGGCAAATATGTCGGTGATGATAAATCAACACCTAATATTAATGAAGCTTACACAACTGTAAACGTCAAAATAAAAAAAGATAAATGAAACTGGCTCTAGTTTTAGGGGGGCTTTTGTTTGTCTCTGTTTCTATTAATATGGTTATGTTCGCTAAATTGGACACAGCAAAAATAGAACTACAAACAGCCATTAATAATCAAGCGGTGCTTGAAAGAACTGTTCAAGAGCAAAACGAACAGATTGTAAAAGCCCTTGAATCGGCTAAAAAGACTCAAGCTCAGATTCAAAACTTGAACACTCAATACTCTGCAAGCCAAGCGCAAGTAACAAACTTAAGAAATAAGTTTGCTAAACATAATCTTGAAGGCATGGCACTCGCTAAACCTGGGCTATTGCAAGGGAAAGTTAATAAAGCCACCGCCAGAGTAATGGTCAATTTAACTACAATCACTAATCCAGAACAATTTGATGAAAAAGCTGCTGATAATACCACTACTACTAATTAACGGTTGCTCTTCGTTCTCTTTGTTCGGAGATAGAACCAGTCCACAACCACAAGTTAAGCCTGTGGAAGTGGTCAGTGTGGCAAAAAGAGCGCCCATTTACCACCCACCGCTGCCAGAACCCATTGAATCGGCTGCGATTGAGTGGAGAATACTCTCTCCTGATGTGATGCAGGAATATTTAATCGCAATTGAAGCTGGAGAAGAACCACGAGTCGCGTATTATGGGCTAACTTCTCAAGGTTATGAGAATTTATCGATGACAATGGGCGAAATTACCCGATACATAGAACAAATATTACACATTGTCGGTTATTATAAAGAGCTTGATGAAGAAGAGGAAAAGGAATAATGCCGTTATCTAAATACATTTTAAAACCTGGCATAAACAGAGAAGGAACTGACTACACGAATGAGGGTGGTTGGTTTGATGCCAATTTAATAAGATTTAGAAAAGGGTTTCCTGAAAAGATAGGCGGTTGGCTAAAAATAACAACCAATTATGTTTTAGGCACCGGGAGAGCATTACATAGTTGGGTTAACCTAGAGACTACAAAGTTTTTAGGCATAGGCACAACCTATAAATACTATATAGAATTAGGAAATACTTTTAATGATGTAACGCCAATTAGAGCAACCACCTCTGCTGGTGACGTAACATTTTCAGCAACCGATGGTGATGCGACCATTACTGTAGCAGACACCGCACACGGCGCTGTGAAAAATGATTTTGTTACCTTTAGTGGCGCGGCCAGTTTAGGGGGCAATGTTATTGCTGCGGTTTTAAATCAAGAATATCAAATAGCAACCATCGTTAATGCTAATAGTTACACCATTGAGGCTAAAGACACTTCCGGGGACACGGTAACCGCCAACAGTAGTGATTCTGGTAACGGTGGCTCAAGCGTTGTTGGTGTTTATCAGATTAATGTAGGCCTGGATGTCTATATCCCCGGCTCCGGTTGGGGCGCAAACGCTTGGGGCGACGGAACGTTTGGCTCAACTTCAGCCATCTCCGAAACAAGTCAGTTAAGATTATGGACACATGATAACTTTGGCGAAGATTTAGTTATTAATCCAAGGGCTGGTGGGATTTATTATTGGGATGAAACCAATGATGTAACGACCAGAGCTGTTTCTTTAAGCTCCTTAAGTGGCGCTAACTTACCACCAACAAAAGCTTTGCAAGTTTTAGTTAGTGATATTGATCGACACATTATTTGTTTAGGGGCTGATCCTTTAAACGATTCCGGCACAGCCAGAACAGGATCATTGGATCCTATGTTTATTTGTTGGTCTGATCAGGAAAATGCAACCGAATGGGAACCTACTCTGACGAACACTTCGGGGTCTTTTAGATTGTCTGCCGGGTCTTTAATTATTGGTGCTCTTAGAGCACGACAAGAAACATTAGTCTGGACGGACATGTCTTTATATTCCATGACTTTTGTTGGTTCACCCTATACGTTCAGCACCAACTTAGTAAATGAAGGGGTGGGATTAATTGGTCCTAAAGCCTCTGTCAATGCACCCAATGGTGTTTTTTGGATGGATTTAAAAGGGTTCTATTTTTATAACGGTGCAGTAGCACCATTGTCGTCTTCCGTGCATAGTTATGTGTTTAGCGATATTAATTTAACTCAAGCATTTAAAGTGTTTGGTTTTCTCAACAAAGCCTTTGATGAGGTCGGTTGGTTCTATTGTTCAAGCAGTAGCGATGAGATTGATCGTTATGTGGTCTACAATTATTTGGAACAGACTTGGTCAATTGGGCAACTAACTCGTCATTCTTGGCTGGATGAAGGAGTTGAAGACTACCCTAGGGCTATGGGTAAAGACACTTACAATTATTTATACAAACATGAAACAGGGAACGATGCGGACGGATCTCCTATGGATAATGTCTACATTGAATCCAGCAGTTTAGATATTCAAGAAGGTGACTATTACACTTTTGTTAATCGCATCATACCGGACATTAGATTTACAGGATCAAATAGCGATGCTGCCATGAACGTGGTGCTTAAGAAACGAAACTGGCCGGCTGAAAGTTTAAGCACTGCCTCTACTACATCTGTTACTTCTTCTACCGATAAAATTAATACCAGGGCTAGAGCACGTCAGGTCGTGCTGCGTTTTGAGTCCGATGACGATAATTCATCAGGTTTAAGAGAAGGGCTAGGGTTTCGAGTGGGAGCAACACGAATGGAAATTAGACCTAACGGCAAACGCTAATGGCAAAGCTTCTTGAAACGAGACTTCCTAATGCCATAGGAGAGGTTTCCCCAGATGTATACAATCGTTTGGTGCGTGTCCTTGAATTAAACTTAGGCACGTTTGATCCATCAGCAACGCCTCAACATAATTTAACCACTCTTGCAAAAAATAAATTTAACACTGGCGATATTATTTGGAATCTCAATGCTAAGAGTTTACAAGTCTTTGATGGCTCCAAATGGTATGATATTTATTCGGGGACGACCAGAGGGGTTAGCGCAACAGGGGCTGTTAGCTCATTATCAGTAAGCACCAACGGAGCAATATCCATTGATTTATAACTTAAAAAACAGATATACTGTAAAGACTCTCGGTTCGTGGGATCTTCGCAATATTTATATAATGCGAAAATGAGAGAAGAGATTGCAGAGCAATTAGGCGTAACTCCGACTCCAGGCGGGTTGGAAATTCTTTTGCGTCAATCCGAAAACAACAGAATGGCTCATGGCGGCATTGTGCATTTAGCTGATGGTGGTCCTTTAATAAATCCTATAGGTGGCTATCAGTCTAAAGTACCTGTTGGCACTATGAGTGCACAAGAGAGTGCCGATGCTCGCGCAATTGCTAATGCAGTAGCAAATCGAGCATACCTAACTAGAATGGCTCAACAAGCTGGTTTTAGTGAAGATTACAAGCCAGAGAGTACAGGAGACATTGTGAAAAGTATGTTTACTCCTGATCTTGTGGGCAATACTATACTTTCTGGAATGACAGGTGGTTTAGGACCTTTTATGAAATGGGGCGGTAAACAAATCTGGAATAAATTTGGAGGACAAGGGTCTAGAACTAGACTTATACAACAAATGGAAAAAGCTGGTGCTTCACAAGAAGACATAGATGCAGTAAAAAATATGTCGACCCATGAGTTTCAAAAACAGATGGAGGGACTAGTGGTTGAGGGTCAAAAAGTCAATGAGGAGACTGGAGAGACTGAAACCACTGGGAGACTTCCTTTTCAAGACATGAGCGCTGGTATGTCTGGTGCAAGCGCATTAATGGCAATGCCGGTTTATTCAGCGATGTATAATGTGGGCGGCTCTGGCGGCCATGGAAAAGGTGCTGGCGGTAACTTTGGACAAAACCAGCGAATGATTAGAAAAGAACAGAAAAAAATTAAACAAAGAGCTAACAAATACGACCAGTTTGGTAATGAGAGTTGGTATTTAAGCGAAGGTTATCCGCCTGAACAGGCAAATTATTATGCCAATACATTTAAAAACATGTACGGCAGTGGACAAGACTTGATTGATACAATGCATGGTCGTGGTTTTGGACGAGGCGCTTACGATGCCTTTGAGCGAGTCGCTGAAAGCCCACCCGAAAGTGCGGCCGACAGTCGTGGCAGACCACAAAACTGGAGCGAAATATTTGCTCATTATCAAGAAACAGGTTCTTTTGATGAATCTCCAGAAGCTCAATGGGGAGGTGGCTAATGTCTGAGAATATTTATGGTGGTGCGTTTCCTTGGGCAGACTTATTTGGCGTAAGCGGAATAGGCGGAGGCATGTCCGAGGAGGACATCGCATGGCAAGCGTATTTGGATTATAGCGGGCTTCCACAGGCAGGTGCAACGGGCGCTGACTACTTGGGCAACTTTCTTCCTGATATAGATTTAAGTGATTTACCTCCCGAAGTGGCTGAAGCAATTTCTGGTGACGCTGTTTTCGCAGATGAAACCATTGCAGACAGTGATATTGATTTAAGTGGCTTGCCTGGCTTGGCTGAACAAATTGCTGGTGGAACTCTTACCGCAGACGCTTCTGGTGTGCCGGGACCTGCGCCTATAGATGATTCGATACCTGGCGGTCCCCCAGATAATACAGTTATTGACGAAATCACTACTACTGGAGAACCTCCTTTTGGTTATAACATTTTAAATGCCATCGATACCCTAAGTGGTATTTTAGGAAATGTAGATTTACCATCTACTACAGGAATGGGACCATATTCTGGTTCTTACGCTTCTGATTCAGAACTAGCAGATGAAGTTAAAGATCCGCGAGATAGCATTGGCTATAATATGCTTTCTGACTCTCTGGGTGATGCTGGTGATTATATTGGCGAGACTTATGATGATGTTAGTGATTATATTGGTGAAACAATAGGTGGTCTCACGGAAGATCAAATTGCAGGATTAGCAGGAGAAGAACTGGGCACAGGCATAGGCACAGAAACAGCCGGAGAAGGAACAGGTACAGGAACAGATGCAACAACTGGTGAAGGAACAGATGCAACAACTGGTGAAGGAACTGGTGAAGGAACTGGTGAAGGAACAGATGAAACAACAGGTGAAGGAACTGGTGACGAAGAAGGCGGCGGAATCAAAGGCATGTTATCCAAAGCTTACGACAAACTCGGCATACAAGGAATCCTCGCACTACTTTCGCTCTTCGGTCTTGGAAAATCAATAGGCGCTTCAGGAGAAGAAGACCAGCTTAGTAGCGGTGGCATTGGATCATTTGCATCTAGTCAATTTGATCCGTCTGGATTTGGAGCTACAGCTGATTACGCCAACATGCCTGGCGGTGGCGTAGGGCAACCAACATGGTTACCAAACACAAATGCACCTATCTATTATCCGTTTGCCTCAGAAGTAACAAAACAATATAACGCTCAACAGGAAGGTCCCTTCTCATTTACAGCAGGACCACCACCGGACGCAATGATTCAAAATCTAACCTCGCAGAGAATCCCCGGTGTAACCTATGTCGCTGACGGTGCTTTTATGCGTCGTAACGGATTAACTGAGGGTCCGGGCACTGAAACCAGTGATGATATACCGGCCATGTTATCCGATGGTGAGTTTGTGACCAATGCTGAAGCGAACCGAGGCATCGGTGCAATGGCATTATTGAACCAAGGCATGCCACAAGAGGTCGCAATGAATCCAGAACAACAACGATTGGCAGGCGCTAGACAAATGTATTTACAACAAGCCATGGGACAGCAGTTGGCTAAAAAAATGAGGAACAGTTAATATGCCATTATCAACAACACAATCAATGGATGCTAGGGGTATAACCGCACCACAAGCGGGTTATAAATTTTATCAGCCTTGGTACGAAGCTTACCAAAGACGATTAGGCTCTAGTGTCTTCGGCACTCCAGGGGGTGTTGGCGGCTTAATGAACCAGCCTCAAGATATTCCACTACAGCAAACAGCAGGGCTTTCACCATTAATGATGCAGGCAAGATACGGTTTATCAGGAGCTAGTCCTTATTCACAAGCTTACGATACCTCGGCACAATTAATGAACGAAGCGGCTGGGGGCTATCGTGGTTCAACTGCCGGGTTTAATCCGTACACTATGATTTCACCCTATTACAATCCATTTGAAACTCAAGTGGTGGATGACACCTTGGAGAGAATGCGCCGAACTTCTGCCCAACAAGACATTGCTGGGCGTGCTCAAGATGTGAGCAGTGGTGCTTTTGGTGGTGCTAGAGGTCGGCTATTAGCAAAAGAAAGACAAAGAGAGTCAGAACGAGGCATTATGCAGGCACTTTCCGGCATTAGAAGTCAAGGGTTCCAAAGCGCTAGAGACGCAGCAATGGCTGAAAACGCAAGACGTATGGCTGCCATGAGTGGTGCAGCCGGAGGTTTGGGCGGTATCGCAGGACAAGTTCTAGGACTAGGCGGCCAACGACAACAGGAAGCGATGAATTATCTGAACATGATGGATCAATTTGGGACGGCAGGACGAAACATTTATGACACAGGCCTAGGTCGAATACAAGACGCAGCCATAAGAAGAGCAGCAGAACCTTGGGATAGAGTCATGAGAGGCATGGGCGTCTTGGGTGGCATGAGGCCGGGTGAGTTAATCGGCGGGTATGACACTAAAGTGTATCAACCTCAAATGTATCAGCAACCGACCAGTGCCGGTAGTACCATGCAAGGGATAGGTAGTTTATTAGGTTTTGGTAAAACTATAGCGGATATTTACAATATTTTTAATCCTACAGATGCAGCTACTGGTGGCTTTATGGAAAAGCCTAGAGACTATAACGCTGGCGGTATTGTTAGTGGCATTGTACCAATCAATATGGCTACAGGCGGTGATGCAGAGTTGCAAAACGAATTAGATAAGCTTGAACCAAGCGTTCGTGAAAAAGTAGTGAATTATATGAAAGAGAACCCTTGGGCGAGAAAGGCCGCTGTGGTTGGATCGGTAGCGTTGATGTTTGCTCCAATCCCTGGGGCTAGAATGGCGGCAGGGGCTAGATTGGCGCCTGGCTTAACACGAGGCGCACGAACTGCTTGGTCAAAACTAAGAGGTCAGGGAAGACAAGTTAAATCTAAGGGTGGAAAATGGTGGGATGTCGATTCTAGTCAAGGAAAAGCAATATTAAATGCTAATAAAAACGCACCCATGAGGGTAACCGGTGATCCTCAAAGCATTGCTTTGCGAACCGCTAAGTTTTTTGGTAAGAGGCCAGTAAGAACCCTTCTTGGAGGCACATTAGGCTTAAGTCTTCTTGGTGGTGAAGAAGAAGAAGAAAAAACACTCGATCCAGCAGCAACCGATGAATGGCTGGAGTTACAAAAAGAAGAGTTAGCTAAAGCAAAAACCAAAAAAGAAAGAGAAAAAATTATTGATGACATTGTTACCACAACAAGTCGTCTTGGTGAAATGATGAATGCTCCAGGCACAAGACAAGTGACTCTTGCTGATGCGGCCAATATTTTTTCAGAAGAAAGAAGAGACTTGCCACGAAGTGAGGCTATGCAAGCAGCACAAGAAATGGCTGATGAAACCGGCATGAGTCTCAAAGACATTATTGAGTTAACAGCACTACAGCCAGGGCTTGAAGGCAGAGTAGAATCACAAGAACAGCTTGCTCAAAGGATTATGAATGTTGGCTTATCACAATACGGTGCTAATCTGGAATTACACCCCGATGTTCAAAAATATGTGGCTGAAGGCATGTCGGCAGCAGAAGCGGCAGCAAAAGTTAAACTTGAAATAATGAGAACATTGAGAGGCTTAGACTATGGAACTCTTCAGTCTTATGCTGATCAGTTGGGCAAAGAGGTAATAGAACTAAACGCTAGTGAATAGATATGGCAGTAAGAATTGTTGTAGACGGCCAATCTTTCAATATTAAGGGCACAGACGATCCGGATGTTGCAAGAAAATTAGCCAAAAGAGAACTGAGAAAAAGATCAGGCGATTTTTCTGCTCTGGGTGAAACCTTTATTAAGGGTCCTATCTATGGTTTACAAACGGGCTTGGTTCAAGGCCCGGTTCAACTCGTCACTTCAATTTATGATGCGGCTCGTAATACCGACTACACTTCTGACGTTCAGGATTTTTTTACCAAACACAAAGTTGAGAAGCCGTTAAGTACAGCGGGGTCGGTGTCTTCAGCACTGTTTCAATTTGGGGTTCCCGCAAGTATGGCAACTAAAATAGCTAGAAGAGGCCTATTAAAACCCAAGGGAGACAAAAAACTATTTGACCAAGCTGGTAAATACGCTAAAAAACCAGAGTTTTTCAGACACACTGTAGCACCCATAGCAATGGCTGATCTTGCTGCGGCTACTTCTGAAACCCCTGAGTTTGGAATTTACAAATCTCTTACTCCTGATTTCTTTGCGCCGACTAATCCAGAAGAAGAAATCAAAGCGCTGGACGACAAAATTAGTGCACGAGAACGCCTAGGTAAAAGACTAAGGGTTGGCGCTGAAGGCGCGACATTGCTCTTGGGATTACCCTATCTTTGGCGAGGACTAAAACAAGCGGGTAGTGGGGTCGCTTCTGGGTTGTCTGAAAGTAAAGGTGTAATGATGGCTGCTCACTGGGCAAAAAATAAAAAGAATTATGTAAGGAACATGGTTGATGAGGGTCAGTACAACGCTAAGAACTTTACCATTATGGGTAAAGAGTTTGATTGGTATGATGTGATTTCCAAATTCAGAAGCCGAGGCGCTTTGCCAACTGAAGAAGTGGCTAATGTTAAAGCTGCAAAAACAGCTGGGATTAATCAAGAAACGACTTTTTTGGAATCAACACTGGATAATTATTGGAATGGATTTAAGTTCATTGAAAAAAACAACAAAATGTCTGGCGATGAATTGATTTCATTGGCAGACAATATGAATCTAGCTCTTTATGGAGGATTTAAGGAACAACAAAAAGCGCTTAAAGTGTTAAAAGAGGTTGATAGGAAATACTTAACCAAAAAAGATAAGTTTAAATCAACGATGCAAGACTATGACCTAAAGTCACAGCAAAGAATAGATAGAGCAAATACATTTAAAAAAAGGCGTGAGGCCATTAAGGAAGCAACCTTTAAGATTACCGAGGAAAACGCTCGAAGCTTTTCTTTTTTCAAAAACGCAAACCGAGCTAGAACACAAATGGATGACTTGAGCGAGGTTCTTATAAAAAAAGAAAACGCAGAGTTTTTAGATCCTGCTTTCGTAGAGGCTGTTGGAGCAAATTTAGGCACATACGGCTACACGGCCTATCGAGCATTCATAGATAACATTGACCATGTGGTTAAAAAGAACAGCCCTCAATGGAAAAACGCTAGAGAAGAACTCCTAAAGCAAAACAACAAAGGGGTTTCGATTGCAAAAACTCCAGAAGAGGCAGACCAAATATTAAAAGATTTGTTGACCAACAGGAATTTTGACAGCGCTTATATGAACCCAAGCATGACGCTTGAGGGCGTAAAAATGGGATTGTTGACAGGAAAAAAACTGAACACGCTACCAAAAGTCAGAGAGTTTCTTGGCGAGATAACAGGTAAAAAGGGAACGGCTGCTGAAAGGGTAACGGAAACCATTATGAAAACGAGAGCAACTGTTGAGAACCTTTCTAAAATGACATCGCAAATGAAATATTTGGATGAGGTTGCAGACATTAACAACCGTTTGGCAACAGCAGGCAGCACGCAAAGGTTTCTTTATAACAGTATCGACGAAATCCCAGAAGCAAGGAAAGCAGCGTTTCTTGATGAATACGGTGATGCTGTAAGGATTCCCGATAAACCAAAGTTTGGCGCCCTTGCTAATAAGATTACCACCAAGCGAATTGCAGACGCCTTGACCGGCTCACAACTGGGTTGGCTAGAGCAAACCCCAGGCGCTGTTTCAAAAACTTGGGCATCTTTCTTGGGGTTAAAGGGTGCGGTGCAAAAATTTAAAACCATCTATAGTCCAATCACTCAAGTCAGAAACGCGACCAGTGCGTCGTTGTTTGCAGCCATGAACGGCAACATCGCCAACGGTAAAACCCTACAAGACTCAGCTATGATAGTATTCGATATGCTAAGAAAAACACAAGGCACAAACATGTCTGCTTATTATGCCAATGCTCAGAAAAAAAATGTGGTTCAATCGGGTGCAAGAATCGGTGAAATTGATAGCCTTATTGATGACGCTGTAAGGACACTGGGGTTAAAGGATGGAAACTTTTTAAGCGATGCTTATAGAAAAGAGAAAAATAATTTTGCTACCAGGCTTTACGTCGGTTCAGATGACTTGTGGAAAATAGTTAGTTGGGAAATGGAAAAAGGAAAGCTGGCCAGAGCTTTTAATAATGCTGCCACAAGAAACAGCGCTTTTACTATATCGCCTAGCTTCTATAAAAGCATTTCTCCAAAAAGTATTCGTGAGTTGGAAAGACAAAAAGGTGTTTGGTCAAAGCTTGATGATAAAATAAAAAACGAAATCATCGAAGATATTGGTGCTGATGTGGTACGAAACACGGTGCCTAATTATTCAAAAGTACCACAATTCATCCAGTCGTTGCGACGAACACCGTTTGGTAATTTCATTGCCTTTCCTGCTGAAACCGTGAGAACTTCCTTTAACTCAACATCAAGAGCAATTGATGAAATTGCCAGCGGCGTCCCAGAGTTAGCAGAAGTTGGTATGCGTCGATTGATGGGTAACATGGCGGTGATGTACGGCATTCCTAAAGCGACCTACGAGTTTGGTAAATACATGACGGGTGCAGATGATGAGCAAGTCCAAGCCTATAAGAGAAGTTTTGCAGCGCCTTGGGAAAAGAATGCTGATCTTATTCCTATTAGAACCGACGAGAACGGCAACATCGTAGAGTTTTACAACTACACTTATACCAATCCTTACGAATATCTAAGAACGCCCATATCGGCTGTTTTTAATGCGGTGCAAAATGGCGAGACAAGAGGTGATAAGTTACACGAGGTTATGTGGCAAGCTTTTATCGGCTCAGAACAAACACCTGGAGCGTTGAGAGAATATCTTGAGCCTTTTGTCGGAGAGTCTATTGCAACTTCTGGAGTGTTGGATGTTTTAAGAAACGTCACTTATGCCTCTGGATCGGCACGCCCTATTTATAATTCAACAGATGGTTATGGAGAAAGGGCTGGAAAATCAATGGCGCATGTCTTTAATTTATTTGCACCGCCAATCATTCCTTTTAAGATAAAGCCTGGTGAAGTGGGTGATTTAGGTCCTGTGTTTCTTAGAGATTTACCAAGAGCAACTCTAGCATCTCTTGGTATCAGTGAAAAAGAATTATCAGCATCTAGCATTAAGCCAAATATTTATGGTCAGTTGGCTGAATCATTTACTGGACTGAAAACCATTAAGCCCACCATTGAAAGAACGCTTAGATTCAGAGCGTTTGACGCCAAAGAACAAATGCGAGAAGCAGTATCGTATTACACTTCGGCAACCAACAACCCAAACATTCTTAATCCAGAAGATCATGTTAAGGCCTTAATGAGAACCAACGAGGCTAGGTTTCAAGCCATGAAAGATTTGTCTATGGCAGTAGAGGATGCCAAATCATTGGGTGCCGATGAAAACGAAATCTATGAAGTGTTGAAGGGAACAAAGATTTCTAACCCAGAAATGATCATGAACCGAACGTTCATTCCTTATTATCCGTCCGCTTATCAAATTCAAAAAGTGCTAGATAAGGGTGGAATATTCCCAGAACAACAGCTTAGACAATCGTTCGTTGAACAGATTAAACCTACATTGCCTACAGTATCTTTCCAAGGCAGCCCATTTGTTCCTCCGGTTCAGTCAAAAAGAACAACAACAATACAAAAAGCGAAGCAAGACCCCCAGGGTTCAGCAGCGGTATTGTTACGCCAGAAAGAACTTGAGAAACTATTGGGCATTCGATAGTGCGTCGACGCAGAAGCAAGTACGGCGCGATCCGTGTTGAATACGATGGCCATAAATTTGATAGCAAGCTCAAAGCCGCCAGATACAAACAGCTAAAACTCATGGAGAAGGCCGGGCAATTGACCAACCTGGAATTGCAGCCGAAGTTTCCCTGTGAAGTCAATGGCAAGAAAATATGCACCTACATCTCAGACTTTCGTTACACGCTAAAGAACGGCAAGGAAGTGGTGGAAGATGTGAAAGGTGTGGAGACGGCCGTGTTTAAACTAAAGAAGAAGCTGGTCGAAGCGCTGTACCCAGACGTTACAATTGAGATCGTGAAGAACCCTCGGTTCTTTGTGGTGGCTGATTAGCCTCTTCTCTGGAAATTAGCATGTCCAGATAGAATCGCGCCTTCTTATAATCCTCAAGCGCTTTGTTCTTATGCGGGGCACGCCACATGTATTTAAAGATTTGCCCCTTGAGGTAGCCGACAAACTCGGATCCGCTCAGAGCTGATGCAATGGCATCGAGCGCCTCAATGGTCCCTTTCGTGTAATGAGCCGGGTGATTGACGGGGTCGTTCTTGTCAGTCATGGCAGAAACAACTCCTGGCATCGTCATCGAATAGTGATATTTGCTGTGCATCAAGTCGTGCCATTTCAACTAAGTCGGTATAACTTCGTGACTTGTTGAAGGTTGCGGTGCTGACCTTCTTATTTTCGTATTCTGTACCTTTGTTTAACTTCTCTATTTTTTGTTCTTGTTCGATCCACCAATCAGCCAAATCTGGTCGCTCTTTAATAAGGTTCAAAAGAGTCCTCGTGCCTTTGAGAAAACACAGATCACAATTACCTGCTTGAGTTTTACCGCTATGGTTTGGAAGTTTTAAGTCAAACTCATGGTTTTCCCAGAACCGGGCAACATCTTGAACCATGATCTTGTTGTCATAAAGTGGCACTAATGAAGTCCACTTGTTATTTCCTGAATCGTTTTGTTTTCTTTGTTTGGCAACACGGCTCGGCTCGTCGTATCTCAGACCAACCACGTTCGCCCACTCTTTATAGCCTTTGGCTCTCATAAACCGATTCATCACTTCAATCTTCATCTTGATGGTGCACAACCTGGCTACCACATTGGGCAACATTTTCTTCCTCTGTATTAACGCTTCAAATGGCTCGCCGTTTCTGGATGCTGTTTGATAAGTCACTTCTTTGGTGCGATAAATAGGCCGCTCTTCAAACACCTCAAGCTCTAGCCAATGTACCTTAACATTCCAGTTGGTTTCACAGTCACGAATAAAATCCAGTGTCTGAGGCATTTCTTTGCCGGTGTTAGCAAAAGTCACATGCACATCATCAGGGAGTACCCAGTCATAAGACTCCAATATTTTATAGAGCATATAGCCTGATGTTCTGCCACCACTGAAACTAATCAAGGTTGGGCAATCAAACTTTTCAGGTAAAAATATTTGTTCTTCATTGGGTTCAGCCATCTCTGGTCAACTCTTCTAGTCTGGTATCAACGCCGAACTCTTCCCGGAACCTTAACAGTTTTTTAATTAACTCAGGGTCGTAATAAGATTTAGACAGCTCTCTCATTTCAGTGCTCGTGAAAATGTTCATGCCTGTTTTATTTTTCGGGGCATTGGTTATTGATTTACCTCCCTTCATATAAGTTATATCATCCTCGCCTTTGCTTTCAATGGGAAGATTAACCAGGGCGGGTAGCCAAATGTGATCATCGCAACCTTGTCGCTGTGTTTCCTCATCAATGGCTTTATTAAATTTATTACATCGCCAGCCACCATCACCCTCCAGTACCGGCTCGCTGTGCTTACAATTACGGCAATTAACATCGTCCGGTAATTGTTCTAAAGTATAAATGGCCTGTTCTTTTGCCGACATAAATTTCTTAATTCGATAATCGGTGGGTGAGTAAGGAGACTCCGGCGGTTCTGTTGCAGCAATAATTTCACGGGCTTTTTTCTTCATCTTTTCCAAAACACCCTCTCTGGCATCTATAATCTCCGTATAAAGCGATGAATCATTTTTGTTATACACAACCACCAAAGTGCGCTTCAAGTTAAATGAAGCCATATAACATTGGATTTGAACCGCGTAGTTGGAAGACCATTGTTCGTAGCTTTCCCCTTGTTGCAGCTCATTGAATCGATTGTTGTTGGCCGATTTGACTTCCAGGAGCATCACTTCTTCAGGATTCTCCGGATCCACGTTCTTAACAACACCATCTGTGGAGCCACCCAAATGTCCGGCCAAGTGGGAACAGCGATATTGTTTGCCGTCCTTATCCACAGCCGATACATTAATCGAGCTTTTCTTTAGTGCATCAACCACCTGGTCCTCAATGCGATTGCCCAGATCAAACAAGCGCAGTATTCTGCTGTTGTCAATCATCGGGAAAGACCATCTAAACATAAGCCATAGCTTACGCGGGTTATCGCCAATGATGCTCATGCCCATGTGCACACGATGCTTTTGTCCTTGCTGTTCTGCTTTATCAAACTCTTCTACTATATTCATAGCGTTATTCTCCTTTCTCCTGCATAAATTACTTTGATGTTCTCGTACTTGCCTTCCTTTTTGGTGAGGATGCCGTCGAT